GTAGGGGACAACCAATTTGTTGAAAAGTCTTACATTATGTCTTTTGCTGCTAAGTGGCTCCATGATGATGAGATCATCTATGTTGACAACCGCCATAACGACGACAAGAAACTTGTGGGAGAACTTTACGACCTTCTGGACCAAGCTGATGTTGTTGTCGCCCACAATGGTAAACGCTTTGACCTACCTAAAGTACTTGGGCGTGGTATTGTCCACGGATATACTCCCCCGAGTCCCTATGCCATTGTAGATACATTGTTGGTAGCACGTAAGAAGTTTGCCTTCACGAGTAACACTTTGGCTAACCTCTGCGTAGAAATGGGACTTCCTCTTAAGGGCGACCACAAGAAGTTTGCAGGGTTCGACCTTTGGGTTCAGTGTCTAAAGCAGAACGACGAAGCATGGCAAGAGATGAAGGAATACAACGTACAAGATATTTTGTCGCTAGAGGCTTTGTATCTACGCATGTTGCCCTACATGGACAGCCACCCTAACGTAGGAAATGGTGAAGACAGTTGCCCTAATTGTGGGGGACACCACCTACAGCGTAGAGGTACTTATCGTACTAAGTCTGGAATTAGCTATCAGCGTTATGTGTGCAACGATTGTGGTTCTTGGTCGCGCCTTAAGACTATGGACAAGACAGTTACTCAGACTAACCTGCGACCAGCAAGGAGTGCTTAATGGGAAAGCGAAGTGACTACAACAAAGTCCCTAAAGACTATTATCCAACTACGGACCCTAATGCTATACCCACTAGGTTTGTGGATTTCATCCGTGGTAAGTCTTATGCGGAACCTTGCTGTGGTACTGGTGATCTTACTGACCTTCTCGTTGATGTAGTTACCTGTAAGTGGGAGTCAGATGTAGAGGATCGTGGGTGCGGTAAAGTCAAGGATGCAATGGATTTGACCCCAGAGGAATTATCTGGCTGTGACTTGATTATTACCAACCCACCTTTTTCTCGTGATGTTCTACTGCCTATGCTTGACCATTTTATCTCGTTGAAACCCACTTGGCTTTTACTTCCAGCAGATTATATGCACAATAAGTACTTTAGTCCATATATGAAGAAGTGCAGCAGGGTTATAAGTGTAGGTAGGCTTAAGTGGTTCAAGGACAGTAAACACACAAGCACTGATAATTTCTGCTGGTACTTCTGGCCTAAAGGTACTACAGGTGGGGATCACACAATCTTTATTGGAAGGAGTTAATCTTGATTTCACAAGAAGACATTAACGCAATGAAAGACACCTACGCATACTGGAGTGAAGATGAGGAGAGCATGGAAACAAAAGACTTAGTTAAAGAGTTTGCACGTTTAGCGGCACAATCCCCTTCTGCTGGTTTGTATGCAACCCTTATCCAAGAGGAGTTCGATGAGTGGCGTAGTTCCTACCTCCGTGATGAAAAGGAGCCGCAACTGAAGGAACTAGCTGACCTTATCTATGTCGTTTATGGTTACGCTAACATCAAGGGTTGGGACTTGGACGAAGCTATCTACCGTGTCCATGTGAACAATGTTGGTCGTATGTTCCAGCCCGATGGGACTATTCATCGCCGTAAAGACGGTAAGGTTATTAAGAACAAAAATTATCCAAAGGTGAACTTAAGTGACTTGGTTTAGTAGATTTGTACGTTATGTAAATACTTGGCGGGAACACCGCCGAATCATCAAAGAGTTGAACCTGTTGACTGACCGAGAGTTAGCTGACATTGGCATCAACAGGTGTGATATCGACAACCTTATCTGGCTTGAAGAAGACAAACAAAATCGAGGACAAAAATGAAAGACAACTACCTCCCCACACCATACCAGTCGTTTATCCACAAATCCCGCTACTCCCGTTGGCTACCTGAAGAAGGTCGTCGTGAAGAGTTCTCTGAGACTGTTGAGCGCTTTATCCAGAACATCGTCCTGAAGTCTGGTGTAGGAGAAGATACAGCTAAGGATATTGAGCAAGCTATCCTCAACCTTGATGTTATGCCTTCTATGCGGGCTATGATGACTGCTGGTAAGGCTGCTGATCGTGACAATACCTGTATCTACAACTGTAGCTACCTTCCTGTGGATGACCCTAAAGCCTTTGACGAGGCTATGTTCATCCTTTTGTGTGGTACGGGCGTAGGCTTCTCTGTTGAACGACAGTACATCAACAAGCTACCGGAAGTACCTGATACCTTGTTTGACAGCGATACCACCATTGTAGTCAAGGATAGCAAAGAGGGTTGGGCTAAGGCATATCGTCAGCTTCTGAGCCTCCTGTGGGCTGGTGAAGTCCCTAAGTGGGATGTCTCTGGTGTTCGTCCTGCTGGTGCAAAGCTGAAAACCTTCGGTGGTCGTGCTTCTGGCCCTGCTCCTCTGGAAGACCTTTTCCAATTCACTATCGAGAAGTTCCGTAATGCTATTGGACGTAAGCTAAACTCCATTGAGTGCCATGACATCATGTGTAAGATCGGTGAGGTTGTTGTAGTTGGAGGTGTTCGTCGTTCTGCAATGATTAGCCTCAGCAACCTGTCTGATGATCGTATGCGTCATGCTAAATCCGGTATGTGGTGGGAAACTCAGGGGCAACGTGCATTGGCTAACAACTCTGTGGCCTACAGCGAAAAGCCTGATGTAGAAACCTTCATGTGTGAGTGGACTGCCCTTATCGAAAGTAAGTCTGGTGAGCGTGGTATCTTCAACCGAGTAGCTAGTCAGAAACAAGCCGCTAAGAACGGTCGTCGTGACCCCAACTTTGACTTTGGTACTAACCCTTGCAGCGAAATCATTCTTCGACCTTATCAGTTCTGCAACCTAACGGAGGTAGTAATTCGTGCTACGGACACTATTGAAGACCTTGAGCGGAAGGTCCGTCTTGCAACCATTCTGGGAACTATTCAGTCAACCTATACCCGCTTCCCGTATCTGCGAAAGGTGTGGCAGCGAAATACCGAAGAAGAACGATTGCTCGGTGTGTCACTCACGGGGATAATGGATAACCCACTAACGACAACAAAGAACAAAGGATTGGAGGGTACTCTTGACCACCTTCGCAGTATTGCTGTCGCTACTAATAGTGAGTGGGCTGACCGCCTTGGTATCCCAGTCTCTGCCGCCATCACTTGCGTCAAACCGAGTGGTACGGTTTCTCAGCTTGTGGACTCCGCGTCTGGTATTCATACTCGCCATAGCCCTTATTACATTCGCACTGTTAGGGGGGATAACAAAGACCCATTGACGCAGCTTATGATTGACATGGGTGTCCCTAATGAGCCTTGTGTCATGAAGCCTAATAGTACTACAGTCTTTAGCTTCCCTGTGAAGTCCCCTGATAACTCTGTTGTACGTGAAGATATGGGTGCTGTTGAGCAACTGGAGACTTGGTTGGCCTATCAACGCCATTGGTGTGAACATAAGCCCTCTGTGACTGTCTCTGTTAAGGATGATGAGTGGCTTGATGTGGGTGCCTTTGTCTATAAGCACTTTGATGAAATGTCTGGTGTGTCGTTCCTACCTTACGATGGTGGCACATATCAACAGGCACCTTATCAGGAGTGTGACAAAGAGCGTTACGAAGAAGTCCTAAGTCAAATGCCTAAAGACATGGACTGGGGCCGCTTGTCAGAATACGAGGAGGAAGACAATACCTCTGGTATGCAATCCCTAGCTTGCAGTTCTGGGGTATGTGAGATTGTAGACCTTACATAATAGTAGTCCTGAGCATGACGTTAAACTGCTCACCTTAACACAAAAGGAAAAACAATGGTTCAACAGAAACCTAAACCCAGAACTCGGAGAGATAAGACAAAGCATGACGAAAAGAAACAGCCTATCCACCTAGTCCCAAGGAACGACAACCAACAGACTTACCTAGAAGCTCTAAAGACCTCCGATCAGGTTATTGTGTTTGGACCTGCTGGAACTGGTAAAACTTATTGTGTCGCTACATTTGCTGCTAATCAGTACCATCTTAAGAACATCCACAAGATCGTAATCACTCGACCCCATGTAGCTGTAGGTAAAGACATTGGCTACCTGCCCGGAAATTTAGAGGAGAAGTGCGCTCCTTGGGCGCTACCTGTAGTTGATGTACTAGAGAGGCACCTGACAAAAGGGGTTGTTGAGACAGGGCTTAAGAACCAGAACATTGAGGTTGCACCTCTGGCTCTAATGAGGGGTCGTTCCTTTGAGGATACCTTTGTCATTGTAGATGAAGCCCAGAACATCACTCTACCAGAACTTAAGATGTTGGTCACTCGTATCGGTGAAGGGTCTAAGCTAGTCCTCAACGGTGATATTCAACAGAGTGACCTTAAGGAAGCTGATGGTCTAACCAAACTGGTTCACTACACAAAGAAGTACATGTTACCGATACCAATTATTGAGTTTACTATTGATGATGTGGTTAGAAGTGATATATGTAAGCAATGGATCAAAGTGTTTACTGAGGAGAATGTCTAATGGATATGGTTAATCACCCAAGTCACTACAACCAACATGGTATTGAGGCTATTGAAGCTATCCGTGCAAGTCTAGGCTCTGAGTTTCCAGCTTACTGTAAGGGCAATGTCATGAAGTATCTGTGGCGGTACAAATACAAAAACGGTATTGAGGACTTAAAGAAGGCTGAGGTCTATCTACGTTGGATGCGAGAGTACGAGGAATCTAATGCTTGAATCAATACTCATTGTAGCCACCTTAGCCATTAGCCTATT